CCGGCTTCAGGGCCTCGCGCATGTTCTTCGCGAGGTCCTTGCGCAGCTGCTTGCCGTCCTCCTCCTGGCGCAGGGACCGCACCAGCGCGTCGAGGCCCTCGTGCGTGGCCCGCAGTTCGAACGGCGGACCGGCCATCAGACCGTCGCTCGGGTGACGGCGCCGGAGGTGGGGTAGCTGACACCCACGGACGCCTCATCGCCCACCGAGCCCTGGATCGGGTTCCAGCCGTTGATCAGCACACTGCCGGTGTACTTCGGGTTGGAGGTGCTGACGGGCGAGTTGCTGGCGCGGACCTCGAACGCGACGACGGTGCCCAGCAGCGGCCACATGATCGAGTCAAGGGCGGCGGCGGCCACGTCCTGCAGGAAGTCGAGGCCGAGCTCACCGGACTTCAGGCCGCCCAGGAGCTCCTTCCAGCCGAGGGACGCGTAGGTCGTGACCTCCTTCTCCTCCACCTTCGTCGTGAGCTCGCCCTTCTTGGTGTAGCTGGAGAGGTCGGTGCCGTTCAGTGCGACGTACTGCGCGAGCAGGACCATTTTTGCCATGACAGATCACCAGATCCCTAGGGTGGATGCGAACAGGAACGAGGGCGTGGTGCCCGTGATGGTCCAGGCGACGCGCCACCACGTATCCGTGATGGCGGTGCCGTCGGTGCGCAGAATCTCGCCGCTCACCGTGTTGGCCGCCGTGAACGTCAGACGAGTCGTCGGACTGGCGAAGCTGTTGTCCACGCTGGACTCGACCCGGCCGGTGATGCTCGGTGTCGTACCGGCCACGGACAGCACGTGCAACGCGGCGTACATCCGGCGCCCGACCGTGACGGCGCCCAGGTTCAGGCCGGTGCCCGTGCCGGAGGCGGTGCGCGCGGTGCCGGGCGGGTGGGCGAACTGGCCGCGGGCCAGTGGCCAGGAACTCTTGCCGCTGGACGTCCACGGGGCGACCTCGCCGACCGCGTCGCCGAGCTTGTAGTCGCAGCGCAGCGCCTTCGTGAGATAGGCCAGGCCGCCGACCGCGGCACCGTTCGGGCCGACGGACCAGGCGCCCAGGCCGCCGAGCTGCACCCAGGCGGCGTCGTCGACCTTGCTCGGGTCGCCGGCCTCCCACTGGCCCTCGCCCTGGAGCTCGGCGGAGGCGAGACCACCGAGGAGCTCCTTGTAGCCCTGGCTGCCGTAGTTGGTGGTCTCCTTCTCCTCGATCTTCGTGGTGAGCTCCACCTTGTTGGAGGCGCCCGTCAGGTCGGCGCCCCCGGTGAACAGCCGCACGTTGGTCAGCACGAACTTGCCCATCAGGCGCCCTCCCTCTTGCTCTTGGGGCGGCGCGCGGCCGTCTCGGCGTTCTCCGCGACCCCGGAGGCCACCAGGTGCAGGGCCTCGCCGGTCGGGATGTCCTCGATCTCGCCCTCGGCCGGCCAGGGCTGGCCGTTCCTGAGCGCACCGGGGGGCATCTGCACCAGCATTCGAATCCGCATCAGCTTCTCCCGTCCCCGATGACCTTCACGATCAGTTCGGCGCCCACGAACTCGGCGCCCTGGTGCTCGTACCAGCGGTAGCCCTGCACCCGGATCACGTGCAGGTCGTGGGCGAGGCCGCCGAGCGCGTACTCTCCGGGCGCCCCGCGGGCCGCCTCGATCGCCGTCTTCAGGGACGCCGTGCCGGAGCCGGACAGCATCGAGTCGAGGATCCGCTGGGCCGCCCTGTCATCGGCGGTGGAGACGAGGACGCGGCAGGTGAACTCCAGCTCGTCCAGGGCCCGCCCCATCGCCTTGTCGTACTCCTGGGTGTACTCGGCGACGAAGAAGTGAGGGGCGACGACGGAGTCCGGGGTGTAGCCGCTGCACGTCAGCTTTCCGATGCCGTCGGGCAGGACCACGGCGCTCGCCGCGTCGGCGATCGCGGTGCGCACGTTCGAGATCTGCACGGCCGCCTCCTTATCCGAAGCCCGGCAGGATGTACGGCTCGATCAGGTTCCACACGTCCGGGTCCCGGCGGGACAGGTTGCGCACGCCCCACTCGGCCGAGCCGATGATGCCCTCGGGGGAGTCCTTGCGCTTGTACAGGCGGGTGGCCTGGATGAGGCAGGCCGAGGCGACGTCGTCCGGGATGGCCGGCCATCCGAACTTCGCGGTGACCCGGATACGGGTGAAGGCCGTGCCCCAGATGCTGTTGGCCCGCAGGAGACCGGTGACGGGGTACCCGTCGGCCAGCGCGTTTTCGGGGGTTGTCTCGTAGCTGCCGGTGACGGCCGTGAACGAGCCGCCGCCGGTCGATGCGCTCTGCACCGTCATGCCGGCGGTGTCGCCGATGTCGTCGACCAGGAGTACGTCACCGTCTCCCTCGCGGACGACCCGGGCGTGCAGCCGGTAGGTGCGCGCGACAGGGGCGGCGTCCAGCCAGAAACGGCGCCCGGTCGCACGGTCGATGCCGCGGGACGCAGACTTGAGCGCCTTGTCCAGCAGAGCATCCCGCGTGGTGTCGCTCACCTCGATACCCAGCTGCGCCTTGAGCTCGTCGCGGGTGGCGTACTCGGTGGCCATCAGGTCTTCTCGGTGCCCGGCTGCTGGCGCTCCTTGGGCGTCTCGGTCTCCGGAGGCTTCGCCGGGGCCTGCGGCTTCCGCTTGCCCGTCGGCGTGTAGCCGCGCAGCTTCAGCTGTTCGTCGACCTGGGTCACGCGTTCCTTCAGGCCGCGCTGGACCAGGCCCTCACGCTCGCGCAGCAGGGCGGCGACCATCGTGTCCTCGGTCAGCGGTTCCTCGCTCATTGCTTCCCTCCCGGGGGTGAGTTGGGTGGACCACGGGGGCCGCCCCGGTGATGAGGCGGGCCCCGTGGCGGGGATCAGACGCCGGTGAAGGTCGGCGCGATCAGGCCCGTACCGGCGATCTTCCGGGCCTGGGCGTAGCGGGCGTGGGTGTACGCGAAGTAGCCGTACACGACCATCAGCACGCCCAGGTTGGCCAGCTTGGGCTGCTCCGCCCGGATGTACATCGGGGCGCTGGGGTCCTCCCACAGGTGGCACTCGTTGCGGTCCACGAGGTAGATCTCGTCCTCGGTGCCCGCGCCCAGGGTCGTCCCGATGCTGTTGTCGACGATGACCGGGGTGCCGTTGGGCAGCGTGCCGCGCACGCCGCTGCCGTAGGTCGTACCGAGGTTGGTACCGGCCATCTGCGCGGCGATGCCGGGCTGGCTGATGAGCGGCCAGGTGGCCGACAGGGCGTTCTGCAGCCAGTACCAGCGGCGCGAGTGCATGACGGCGATGTTCTCGCCGGATGCCTGGTCCAGGAGCGCGGCCTCGACGCCCGACAGGCCTTCCAGGACCTTCGGGTACAGCTCCGCGACGGTCGGGGTGGCGTCGGTGTACGCGACGGCGGTGGCCACGTTGGTCAGGCCGTTGGTGGCCTGGTTCAGCAGCGTGGAGTCCAGCGTCGTGGAGTAGCGGCGGAACAGGTCGTCGAGGACGACGGGCTCCACGCCGGCGCCGCGCTCGATGGCCTGCCGGGACAGCGTCTGCTGGCCCGCGTTGGTCTGCACGTTGATGGTCATCAGCGTGTCGTCGATGTCCGTCTCGGACACCGCGGTGTTCTCCGACGCCTGCAGCGCCGAGCTGGTCGCCGTGGTGATCCGGGACAGGTTGACCGTCATGCCCTGCGCGGGCAGGTCGTGCCCTCGGATGGCGTCCGCGAACGGGCGCCGGGCGGCCGCAGCCGGGGCGTACAGGTCGGTGAGGTACTGCGGCACCACCAGGCCCGCGAACGCACCCGTACCAGCCGCGCGCACCTCGATCTGGTCGCCGCGCTCCACACGCTCTTCCTGCATGTGGCGGGACAGACGGGCCTGGGCCTCGTAGTCGCCGAGGAACGCGGCCGCGACGTCCCGCTCGAAGGTAGAGCCGCGCCGGTCCTGGTCGGGCCGGTAGGTGCGCTCTTCCTGGCCGACGCGGGCGACCTGGTCGTAGGCCGGGGCACGGTTGGCCGCCGGAACGGTGCGCGCGGACAGGGCCGCGATCTCGGCCTCGCGGGCCTGCTCGGCGAGCAGCTCCTCGAGGGCGCCCTGACGCCGGGTGACCTCGGCGTCGGCGGCGTCGCGGGTGGCGACCCGCGCCGTGACGGCATCCTCGGTGAGGTTGGGATCCGAGCGCAGCGCGACCAGCGCGTCCTGCTCCTGCTGACGGGTGGTGATCGCCGTCTCCAGCGCAGTGCGCGCCTGGGCGATCAGGTCGGCGAGAGTCATCTCGTCCTCCTTGTCGATGGAATCCAGACGCCCCGGTCCAGGTCAGACGGCCACCCGAGGCAGTGCGCCGGGCGGTCTCGTGCGCGCAGAGCGCAGGGCAGTAGCTCCCGCCAGGCGGCGGGAAGATCAGGGGTCAGCGGGCGAGCGCGATCTCCAGGAGCGCGCGGGCCCGGCCCGGCGAAGCATCCGCAGGCGCCCGCAAGGTGGCACCGGTGTACGGGTTGGCGCCATAGCCGACGATCGCGACGTCGCCGCGGTGGATGTCGTACCGGTTGATGCGGTACTCGGTGTAGTCCGGGGACCACTGTCCCGACTCGATGCGGAACGCGAACGACATCTCGTCGATCAGTCCCGAGCGCAGCTTCGGCGCGATGTACGCCACGTCGTAGTCCGCCGGATCCAGCTGCGGGGCGCGCACGGACAGACCGTTGCCGTCCTCGGCGAGCAGCAGCGTCCCTGTGGTCGTGCGGGCCAGGCGGCGCAGCTGGTCGTGGCCCAGGACGAGCGGCACGTCGAGGTCCGCGCGGGCCAGGGAATCGGTGCCCGCGCCCTCGGTGACGATCTCGGCGTACGGGCCGAACATGTCCCACATCTCGTAGGCCTGCTCGTACACCGACGCGTGGCCGAGGAACTCCAGCGCGCCCGTATCTCCGGCCTCGCGCACCTCGACGCCGCACAGAGCGGCGCGCACCGTGGCGCGGGATCCGGACTGCTCGGCACAACGGCGCTGCGAGGGCCGGTCGGCGCGCTGGCGCACATTCTGAGCTCGGGCCGCCGCAGCGGCGGCGAGCGTGGGTGCGGTCATGACGTAGCTCCCGGTACGGCGGTCGTGGGCTGGGCAGGAACGGAACGCGAGCCGAACAGCCTGTCGAACTCGGCGAGCTGCTCCTCAGTGAACGGCGGCCGCTCCTCGAGGGCCCGCGCCTCGGACGGGGCCAGCGTGCGCGAATCGATCTGGGTCTTCAGCGTCTGGGCACGAGCCGCCGGGTCCATCCGCAGGAGTGCGTCCGTGTTGAGCTTCACGTAGCGCGGGTTGGACACCAGCTTCCGGCTGAACGCGTCCTCGCGGCGGCCCACGGCCGGCCCCAGGTGCATGATGAGGAACTGCAGGTTGCGCTGGCTGATGTTGGCGTAGGTGACGCTGCTGCCCGACACCGCGGCGTCGATCAGGTCGCTGGGCACGCCGAAGAACCGGGCGATGTCGCCCATGCCGAACTGCCGGGCTTCAATGAACTGCGCCTGCTGCGCCACGGCCTGGATCGGCTTGTACTCCCAGTCCGAGCCGTGCACGAACACGTCCCCGTTGGAGACAGCCGCCCGGAACGCCTCCTTGGCCTCCCGCGCGTTCTTCTTGTCGATCGTCTTGTTGACGTTCTTCAGCGTGCCCGACGGGATGATGCCGGCCCCGAACCAGTCCCGGGCGAACTGCTGCGCGTTCAGGGACTCCTCGATCGTCCACGCCGCATACGCCACCGGGGACAGGCCGAGCGGGAATCCGGCGACGGTGTACTGCTTCTCGTGCCAGACG